AAAATTGGTGTAAAGCCGAATTCCGCCAAGCTCATCAATAAAAGCATACCAGTTGCCACTGGATTGCACCGTATTATTTGCCCAGCCAGTGGCGTCAACAAAATCTAGGTTAGTGCCATCTGTAGTGGCGATTTCAATTAAATCGCCACTAATCAAATAGCTTGGATCAAAATCAAAACTAAAACGATCGCGGGAAGCGTTGACATCGCTTGGATTCACAACGGAATCCTTGCTGCCCTCCAATGATTTACGGGTCAGCTCAATGTTTCCGATATTGCCAAGATAGATGCCCATTAGATCGTCACCGCTGTCAGCGCTCCAGTGCCTTGGAAGGTGATTTGAGCAGAGCTAACCTCACCGACACTGGCGCCAAATGTAACGCTGGTGATGTATGTAGTCAGTCGAACATCGTGATTGGTGCTGCCGTCGACTAGGCGCAAACGCATGTCAACAGTGTCGGCTTCAGATACGCTGCCGATCTTCAGCACTTTTTTCAACGCTGTTGCAGCATCGTTGCGACCGGCGCCATCGTTGTAATACAGCAGTGTGGCGCTGCCGTTAAATTCCTGCACACCAGGTACATAGGTGCGCTGGCTGTCGCCAAGACTGGTGGTTTCCAGTGTTTCAAGGTTGCCGGTCATCGACCAGTTGGTGACCTTGATCTGCTCGGTGCCGTCAAGCAGCAGGCGCCCGTCTCGTCCGGTATAGACCTTTGCCATCAGATCACCGCCACCAAATTCACTGTAACGCTACTGCGACCAGGGCGCACCGCCCGCACTGCAGGCTCTAATTCATAACGCCATTTGGCGCCAGGTGGTGCATCAATGCTGCCTGCGCTACCTGACCATCCTGTACGTACAGCAGCCGGTAGGTCGAATGTCCGTAAGGTGCCGATCTGCGTGGCGTAGTCATCCAAAAACAGCTGGGCGTTTGCGTCGCTGATGTTGTCGTAGCCCAGACTGATCTTTGCGTTGATGCGCTGGCTGCCGTACAGGATCCGCACTTCAGCGCCAGATTGCGAATTGAAGCGCTTGATTGGCCAGTCGCCAGGGCTGAAATCCCGGCTAGTGGGTTGCAATGTAGGAAATGCCATTACTCGAGCACCCGGAAAGCAGCGTCGTCCAGCACGTCCCTTGCAACAATGCTAGCCCCCGAGCTGTCGACGGGTACTTCCACAGCGCTGACGTTCACCAACCCATCCTCATCAAGCGTCAGCTGCTCCACTTGGTAGACGTTTTTGCTGACCGTCGTGCTCAGCAAAGTAAACAGGCAGTTGTAAACGGTTGAATCGGTCACCCGCCCGCCGCTGATCGTGATCTGCTTTTCGGAAACGTCAGAGGTAGACGGGTTGTAAATCAATGCGGTGTAGGTGCCATCGTCCACTGTGCTGATACTGACCAGCGAACCAGCGTCTTGAATTGCGCCATTGGCTGCCGCGTTGTAGCTGGTTGCTGCGGTGATCACGCGGATATAGGAACCAGGTTGGATACCAAGCGAATCGGGCACCGTTTTAAAGCTGACGGTATGCGTGATGCGGCGGCGCACGCTCAACAGGAATCGTGCGGTGAGCAATGCCTGAGCGCGATTGGTGCAGAAGTCAGTGAGATCAAATGACTGTTGCGTTGTGGCGCGGCTGCCTTCGGGAATGTCCGCCCAATCGACCAAGGCTGAAGCTTGCGTTGGCAAATCATTTTCAATCGTGACGCGCCAGCTGACTAATGCGCGGAAATTAGACCGCTGCGCTGCGTCGATGTATTGCACCTGCAGGCTGTCTTCAATGATGTTGCCAGCGGTAAAGATTTGATCAACCGCAATCGGGCTAAGGCTGATCTCGTAATTGCTGTCGCAAGGCAGCGCAGGCATCATGCCAAACCTGCCATTCTTGATCGTGAAATTACACAGCTGCAGCGCTGCGTTGTCGTAAAGAAATGAACGGAAGCTTTCGCTTTCTTCTACGACGCCATCAAAGAAAATTCTGTTTGCCCGTTGGAACTGAGCTGCAACAGTGAGTGATTCAACGTCGATTAACTCGGTAGGCACCACGTTGCCGACGCCTTGGCTTTTGCTGGTGAGCAGGTAGTAAACCAGATCAGCAAACAGGTTGCTTGGCTTGTTGTCGCGCTCGATCAAGCGGTAAACGCTGATCCCGGTTGGCACCCACGCACGCGGCTGGCCAATCCCGCCTAGCTGCCCGCTGGATTTAACGGCTAATGCAAAAGTTGACATGCCATAGTATTCAGCAAGCGATTCGTTTGCAATTGATTCGTTCACGTAAACAATTTCATGCTCTGGTGAACTTTCGTTCGACTTTACCAATTCCAGATAGTGACTGCAATCTGAAACTTGAGAGTTTTGCTCAAAAATACGCCCTTCATCGGTAATAAGTATTTGCCCCGGCACCGTGACGCTTTTAACCGCAACGCTCGATACGCTGAAAGCAAAACCAACTGAGGAGTAACCTTCTTGGCGGGCAAAAGGATTGCTGCTTGGGGTTGTTTTTGTGATTGTAAATGCATCGCCTACCGCCCAATCTTTGGTCGCTGAAACCACGCTGTACGATTCAGCGATCCAGCGGTATGTAGAGCCAGCTGCTGTTAAGTATTTGGTGCCAACATCTACCCCAAGCGTGCCTTGGGCAGAGTAAGCAGTCACTCTTACTGTAATGTACCTATCACCATTGGGCTTGTAATGCGACACATCTACTGATCGCCATTGATTGGCGTAGCTTGGCGCAAAACCTAAAACCTCAGTAAGCCACGCATGGCGAATTAGGTAGATACTGCCTGTGTTTGAGCCTTGCGCATATTGCGACAAGCTTGTTGGCGTCGTTGTCGTTGTGGTAGTTTCTACTTGTTCCGTAGCTTGTCTTGGATCTGATATCATTTCATCGTTAAATGTCAAACTGGAAACAACTACTGCTTCGCCAGTTGTCGTAATACGAAACGCTCCGTAAGGAGTTTGGTAGTCTTCACCTATTACTTCACCGCCAGACGCATCAAGCCGCGTTGCAAGATTGCTATCAATACTGTTAATAGCAATATCCGAGCCTGTACGCGGAAGAATGCGATACTCGTAATATCCTGGAGTGCGAGGGCGAATGCGTAGATAGTTGTATAGATCAACCGGCGCCTTGCCTGTCACGCAAAATACACGCGGAATACGGGACCATGGTTGCTGAGGTTCTCCATATTGCTGTACGGGGCGGACCCATAATGAGAAGCATGATGACCTTTCGAAGTATTTGTCCATACGCGGCGTTGCTACTGTGATATTTGCTTTGTCTAATTTGTGCAATTTGTTTGATGTAGGTATCGCGTTAAAATTGCATAATCCATTTGCCCTGTTCCACACTTGGCTGCGGATGCCGAGTTCAATAACTTCCGCATCACGACGAACGGGACGAATTGTCGCAATGTGCAGTCTGCAAATGTTGTAAAACGCAGCACCACAATGCTTGCGAGTATTGAAACCGTTTTCGCTAAGAGGAAAAGGTGGTTCACCTGGACCAGGCCATGGACCTTCGTAACCCCCGAGTGGTTCTTCGACTGTTCGTGTGCCAGGAATTCCTATTTCCGGAACACCAATAACAGCAGTACAAAGAAAAGTAATGTTTGAGAGTAAGTTTTTGTTTTTATCTCTACCTGAGCGGCTTTGCACAACCCATACACTGCCGGCAATGACCCACTTAGAGCCCACGGTTAGTAAATCGTAAGCACGCTCACGCCAAGATTTAGACGCTGTGCGAAGGTCTTTGATATCTACATCGGTTCCCTTAAATCCTCCTTCTTGTATCGTGCGCTCCATCAGTTCTTTATATTGCTGCCCTAACGTGATGCGAAACACCAAGGTGTCGCCCTCACGAATCGGAACAATAGTGCGATCTTCAATGTCTCTGCCACCATTGGTGCCGCTATGTCTGACAAAACCCATCCCACGTGAATACGCTCGCCCCACCCCTGGCATACCTACTTGGTCGCGGTCCTCAGCGGGCTGTCCTTCATATCTATGCAGAACGTTCGCATTGGCGCCCGCAATCTTGGTGCGTTTAGCTTGAGTTTCAAATCGAGCTGTTTTAATATCAGGATCATCTCCCTTTGTGCTGGCGTAGGGCGCACTAATAATTTCCCAGTTGAAGCGATATGCTGATCCGTTATGGATTGGTTCTGATGTCCCAAAAGCAGTATTGCTTTGTGGGCTGTACGTCATTGAAAAACCTTGGCTAAATTCACCGTCTGCAGTTGGTGCGGTAAAAATAGGCCGTGTACCAGTGCCGCTATCTGGCAGTCCTTGCGTGCCAGCAATTAAACGCGACGGAATCGGACGATTTTCTCCAAGCTGGGACGACCAGTACAGTGCATAATCGCGCGAGCCAAGGCTATTTAACGCGGACGTATCAATACGCACCCCGCCAAGTTGTGGTTGATCAACGCCATATTCTCCGGCGACATAGATACCTTCGTAAGCCTGATAACTGCCGTAGGAATACAGGCGACTCCACACCAAGGCAGGTGCAATGATTAGGCCACCAGTCAGCGCACCATCACGCCCGGTGCCGCGTTTGCCAAATGGAATTGGAATTGGCTGCCCGTATTCAGCAAGGCTGCTGACATTATCGAAGCTGGTGGTTTGATTGAATCGGGTTGGTCCGATCTGATCAGCAAGCTTTTTGCCCTTGATCTTGGCTGGCGTTTCTAGCGTTGGCGCCTTAGGAGTCAGCAAGACACTGACAGCAGTAAAGGCCAGGCCAATTACAAGACTAATAACCGCAGATACAGGAAGGTTCTCAATATCCGGAATATGGGCATACTCAGCTGGACGCATACGCGCCTGCAGTTGGGCGTGCCGGACAAACTGTCGATATTCCTGCTCACTGCAACCCAGCGCTTCGATCAGCGCGACTTCATACGGTAGGAGCGGCGGATCGTAAGGGCGCCCGGCGGTTTCCAATCCACGCTGTTGGTCAGACGGTTGATGTACAAAATTCCGTTCTGCCATGTCACCCCAAAGGCAAGCGGATCAGCCGCTAACACTGTGATGTCACCATCGTAGGAGGGAACGTCAATCCTGAAGCAGTAATGGCCAAGCTCACGTAAAACACCGCGAGCGCTCATCCCATACCAAGCTTCTTGTACTGCTGGCGGCGCCATGCCCATGCTGTTCAAAGCGTCGATCACCAAGTGAATGCAGTCGCTGCTGCCGTATTGGTAATGCCGCCCGATCAGATGATCACACACGGATCTGCGCTGTAAACGGAATGCTGCCAACCTGCCAGCGATGCAGCCGACGACCGGGGATATTGGCTTGCACCGCGTCCAGCACTGAATTGAGATTTACTTGCAATGCAGTCTCGTCCCAGCCACCACCCGAGCAACTGCCCCAGTATTGGTAAAGGGTGCGCTGGACGGCGCCAGTTGACGGCTCCCAGAGCACTGTGGTTACCTTGGCAACCCACAGGTTATCGAGCGCCTCTGTAATCCATGCACGGGTCATGTCCGTGTTGGCAAACTGCAACGTCGCATCTAGGTTGTCGCCTTGAAGAGTGGCTACTGCACCGCCAAAGCTAAATGGCAGAAATAAGTAACCGTTGACGCTTTGGTTGATCGCGTAATTTTGAAAGCGGTACTGTGCCGCCTGCCCCGTGGGACCGATATCAAGCAGGTGGCCGTAGGCGTATTCCATCAGATTCCAACAGATCGGCGGGTTGCACTGCTGTTTTTCAAGCTACGCATGGCGCGGCGTTCACCCTGTACAGCCCCTTGTTGAGCAGCTCGTGCCATGCCTTGCTGGAACTGGTCAGCCGTAACGTAATCCACGTTATTGATTCGTTCCACGCTGTAACGCACGTCGATTGGCTGCATTGCGGCGGATCCGGCACCGCCCTCTGAGTCTGTCGCACCACCAGCAGCCCCACCAGCAGATCCAGGTGAGCGGCGATAACGCCCCATTGCACCATCAAGTTTCGCTGCAACGCCAAGCTTTCCATCGGCACCACGCTTGAGAGGCATAATTGCTTCAGGACCAGCCTCGCCCATGAGGCCGTTTTGCATCTCGCCACCCTTGGCGTATTTGAAGAAGGTTGGGCGGGTGACG